CAGTTCGTCGCTGTACAGTATTTATACGCCATAGTTGTTTCCTCCTTTTCTTATTTTATAAACCATTGTTAACTCGTTGTCACTGTTTTAATTTCCTGATCGGCTGCACTCCACTCTTCTGTTTGATTATCATAATAATTTGGAGGTGATGGATCAGGGGATTCTCCTCCGCTAATCATTGCATTGCTAGCACCATTTCCTGCACTTGCCACATAACCTCTTCCTTTAGCTAAATCTGCAACTTCCGTCCATGAAGTCCCATCATAATATTCAGTAGCCGTAAGTGGACCCCTTCCACCCATATTCATTGCTGAAGTACTAGAAGTTCCAGTTCCTCCACCGTTGTCTTTTGCCGCATTTAAATCTGCCACTGCTGTCCAAGAAGTTCCATTCCAAGCTTCGGTAGCTGCTGTGTTAGGGGGAGGTGTTGTATACCCTCCATAAACTAAAGTAGAAGTTGATGGAGATTGTTGAGCGCTTGATGCGTTAGTTCTTCTCGTATTTAATTCATTAACTTCTGTCCACGATGAACCATTCCAAGTTTCTGTATTAGTCATCTGTAGTGTTGGTGGCGGGTTATATCCGCCCATTATAATCCCAGCTGTTAATGAACCTGCTCCTCTTTGACCTGATCTTGCAGTATTAAAAGCTGTTCCTGTAGTCCATGAAGCACCATTCCAAGTTTCTGTAGTCGTGAAGGGTGAACCTGGAGAAGGTGACATAGTTCCGCCAGCAGCCATTCCAGCAGTGGCGGTACCTAAAGATGCTTGTGAGTTTCTAGCTTGATTTAGTTCTGCAACCTCAGTCCATGCAGTTCCATTATATGATTCTGTTAAATTTGAACCGCCTGGAGCGCCCGGATCATAAGCACCTCCTGCAGTTATTGCGGCACTCGTCGAGGTTCCAAATCCCGTCATATTCCCTCTTCTTTGATTTAAATTTCCTCCTGAAGCCCATGCTCCAATCGGAGGGCCGCCATCTTTGACAACTTTAAAGGAACCGGCTGCAGTGTCGTAATAAAAATCTCCTACAATTGGATTGTCGGGATCACCTGATCGGCTTTGTACCTGAAAACCTTTAATACCTTTATAATTAGCCATGAGGATTATTTATCCTTCAGTAGCCAGCCGTGTGTAGAATTCGAATATACTAATGTAAATGCAGCTCTTTCAATTGCAACAGTTAAATCCGCTGCTGAGCCCATAATTTTTAGAGAATTACGACCGACAGTTATATTGTTAGTGTCTGCAGTTCCAGAATAATCAACAATAGTTACTTCGTCTCCTAAACTTGGAGATCCTGGTAGTGTAACTGTAAACGCTCCGGAAGTAGTATCACAAAAATACCCTTCTCCTGCTGCTGCGCTAAAACCTGATGTTTTAACTGCTTGCCAAGAAGTTCCACCTGCGGAAAGTTCTTCCCAAGAAAGAACACCACCTGTTGTTGATTTTAAAACATATCCATTTCCACCTGCTACTGCAGCTGGCCATGTAAGTGTGTAAGAACCTGAAACAGTTGCATGAGACTTCATGCCTATGTATGCTGAATCGTCACTGTCTGCTAAACGTAATTCTTTCTGAGAGTTAATTATTAATCCAGTTCCAGCGGTCCAGATTAAATCTGCATCTCCACCGAACGATCCTGAATCATTATATTGTACTTGTGTGTCTGAACCACCTGGCGAACTTACAATTGTTATTTCTGCAATATTTCCTGCCCCATCAGCATATAAAACTCGCCAATCTTTTTGAGTAGCTGACCATGTGAAAGTTGTTCCTGAACCAGTAGCAGTTTTAAATTGAACTGTATAAGAACCACTTGTACTATTTTTAACAAAATACCAATTTTCAACATCATTAGGAACGGTAACTATTTTATTTCCTGAAATTGTTTGTGGAGAGGCTGCTCCTAAAATAATAACTCTTGTTGCAAGAGTTGCGCCTGTAGATCCATCTGATACGGATAAAGTAGTTGTATTTGCTCCAGCTCCAGCTGCGTTAAGTGTTTGTACAACATAACCACTAGAGAACTGTTCTATAATTTCTAAATTTGTATTAGTCTTTGTACCCCATGTACCGGCATTTTCACCGGTTGCCATTTTTTCAACACCTAAGGGTGTATAAGTTGAAGCCATATTTTTTAATCTCCTAAGCTGCTTTACCTGTTACATCATTATAGCTGGTATTTGATCCAGTTGCAACATTCGAATATGAACTATTCGAACCCGTTGAAATATTACTATAAGACGTATTTGACCCTGTGTCAATATCTGCATAATGAATAATTCCAGGTGCTCCTACACTAGCAGTTGCCTCTTGACCTGTCAATCCTACAGCCATTTCTGTAGGAGAAATAGCCCCTACATTGGCTGTTGCGGATACTCCACTTAAACCAATAGCCATAGCAGCCGGTGTAATTGATCCTACACTTGCCGTTGCAGCTACCCCTGTAACATCTATTAATTCAATAGAAGCAACTGTTATTGTGCCTACAGACATCGTAGCTGAAAGACCAGTTAATCCCATAACATCCGCAGGTGTAATTGTTCCTACACTTGCCGTTGCAGATTGTCCTGTTAACCCTACTGCCATTTCCGTAGGAGCAATAGATCCTACTGCAGCAGTAGAACTTAATCCGGATGGTGTTTGAATAGTGCTTAAATTAATATCTGGACTTCCAACGGAAGCCGTAGCTGATAAACCTGTAAGAGTATAACTATATTCAAGAGTAAGAGAACCAAGAGAAGCGGTTGCCGAAACTCCAGTCGGAGTTTCAATTCCTTCTAATACACTACCCCATCCATTTTCACCCCAGTCAAGAGTACCCCAACCAGGTTTAACTTCTACAGTAACACTTCCTAAACTAGCAGTAGCTGAAAGACCTGTAAGAGATATAGTAGGTGCATCCCCATAAGTTTGAGAGCCCCATGCTAAACGACCCCAACCTTGTTTAATAGTTGTGGCATCTCCCCAATTGGCTTGAGACCAGGTTAATCTACCCCATCCTGAAGAAACATCGGGCATTTAAAACCCCCTATGCTATTCTTAGGATAGCGTTTGATGCGTCTGCTGTAGGGAATTGAATTGTGAAAGTCCCACTTGATACAGTTTTGTCACCACCAAAATCGATAACACATACCGAATCCGTTGTACTTGAGCCTGAACCTGTAGTGGTATTATAGATCATGCATCCTCTTGCAGTGAATGAAGCGGATGTCCATGAAATATCAGAAAAATCACATAAAGCTGTGGTGCCACTAGAAGTTGGTGTAACACTTGTCAAAGCTTTTCCTCCAGCGGAATAAGCACTTCCTGATGTATTACTAATTTCTTCGGAAGTAGAATAATCCGTAGTGGATGCTCCTAAACTTGCGTCACTATCAAATAGTGCAAGTTTAAAAGTGTCTCCACTAGAAGCTGTAAAATTGTGTTTAGCTTCTAAAAGTTCAACTTTAAAAGAAGTACAAACTGCTGATGTTATTGCCATAATAATCTCCTAATTTACGGTGTTGGAGATTTGATGGGTATACGAATTGTGCCGTCGTCGTAATCATCTCTTCTCCGTCTTCCAATTTGCTCCGCAGCAAATTTCTCTAATTCCTGTTTATACCTATTTTCATATAGTGTCAACATGTCCATTGGACCTTTTAAATAGCTAAAAGCCTCTACCAAGCATGCATACAAAAGGCCTCCTGGGAAATATTTACTAATATAAGTTCCAGATGTATTAGTTACTAAACTCGTAGGTTTAGCATTATAATGAACCCTAAAAGAGTAAGTGGCATCTGGTACAGGAGCAAACATCATACGTCCTGAAGTCGTATCAGTCGTTCCCGTAGCTCCTCCAAACATTGCATAATATTTTGGCTTCCCTCTACTTGAAGATTCTGTTGAAGGAACATATTCTTGTAAATAAGTAATATCTTTTTTCTCTAACCATACATTAGCTCCAGTAATAGCTGATGTAGATGTATAAACTTGAATACCCCTTACAAATAAACATCCAGCAGGAGCATTAATAGTTTCTTGACCTACTACTAAATTTCCATCTTGTTGTTTTCTATCTGCATCAATAGGACAATCTCTCATCACACGATATTCTGCATTTTCTATAAATCTATTACAAATAGCTGCAGTTAATACATTAGAATCTACTTCTGTATAGTTTCTAATATCAGTTACTAAGTTATCGTAAGTATATCCTGCCATTAGATAGTAATCTCCCTACATATCCCGCAGCTTTTTGTGAAACTTGTATGTTCCCAACAATGTGGTTTTTTTAATAATCTTGACCAAAAAATTCTTAAACGTTTAATCATGCTCTAGCATTTACCGGTCCGGCAAAGATCGGAAATCCTCCTCCTGTCTGTGTTGTACTAGCTGCTGAAACCAATGTAAAGGTGTAACTATCATCGTCAACTTTAGTGATAGAATATGACCCTCTTACCTTAACTCCTGAGTCATGTGCAGATGCTGTTGTAGTTTCGGGTGTCAAATTATAAGTAGGAGCAGAAGATCCTCGTGTTAGACCTGTTAAATCATTACTGGATTTTCCAGTATATTTAATTGTCTCACTATCATTAGCTCCTGGGTTAACAACAATATATCCTGATGTTGGAAAAGAGGAAGCATCAGACAAAGTTAAAGTAGTTGCAGAAGATGTAAGATCTGCCCCTAAAGTTGTTTCTAACATAAAAATAGTAGGAGAAACTCCTCCTACAGAAGAAACCACATTTCGAAATCTGACTGCATCTCCAGTCGATCTTCCATGATTAGGTTCACTAACTGTAACAGTAGTGGAACTAGCTGTACTAAATGCATCATTAGGTAAAATTTTTGGTGTATAAAATTCAGTTCTAGGTACCTTTGCTCGTTGTAAAGCTTGAGGATCTGCACCAACAGGTTTAGGTTGAATTAGAGGAGATTTAGGTTCGTATTCGGATATATGGACCCATGCGCCATTCCATTCTCTAACCATTTCTAAATAAGGAAAAGCTAATCCTGATCTATCTGAGATGGATAATGCATATTGTCCTCTTGAAAATTTAGCCATAATTAAACACTCGGGTAATAAGATTTAGGAGTTATGTATGTACTAGACGGTGAGCCATCTTCTGCTAAAGCTCTAGCCAATTCATCCTCGTAATAAAGTTTCATTTGTTGAGATAATTCAGGATTATATTTTTGACTTAAATAAAAAGCCAAACCTGCTACCATACATGGTACAAAACGATAAGGAACATCTCCTACATTAGTATAATCACCCACATCTTTAATTCTTTTAACATAATTATAATTTAT